GAATGGCCTCCTGAAGAGGCCCAGAAAGCTCAGTGTTGTACCTGGGCACAACGTATAGATAGAGATTGTTATACATCAGGCCGCTGGTACCTGTGGTCTCCCCTGTAAGAGCGAAGTAGTCGTCACTGTTTAAGGTCCTTACTTTTGCTACATAATCATTGAAACCAGAAAGTAACTTATCTTCATGGTCTTGAAGTGTCACCATTCGGTCCTGAGTCCTATAAAATTTAGGAGCTAGGTTGGATATCTCAGTTTCTGTTAGAGGGTCTCTACCTCCTTCAGAACCACCCACCTGAGTAATCTCAAAGGTGACTGTCTGTTGTGTCGGTATCCCTTGAGTATTGTTTATGTATACTGGATTATCCAAGGCGGTTATTTCAAGCTCTCCCACTTTACCATCAGCACCAAGGGATTCTATGTATTTTATTACAACGTTATTGACACCGGTAGTTGGTCTTGCTCCAAAAACACCATTACCGAATTGAACCTCTACCCTCTTATTGGGGTTAAATCTTGTGGTATATATTTGTGAGGTACCATCAATTACGATAAGGTCGTCGTGATAGAGATTCTCAACGTAGTTCCATAACTCACCATTCACCCATACCTCCATGTATTCCTCTATCGCCTTGTCGTTTGTGACTTCAATAACCTGGAAGTCAGTGCCGACACCATTTGCAGATAGTGTATTAGATATGCCTTGCACTACGTTCCAAGAGGCAGTGTATGCGTTATCTCCAGAAACACCTATGAAGGTAGTTTTGTTTACAGTAAGGTATTTTATATCCTCACCCAACGGTGATTGCGACCTACATGATAGCGGACTATATTTAGGAATCTCAAAGTAATAGTCATCTTGGTCCGGTTCAAGAGTGAAGGTGGTAGATACAGCTACCACAACCGTTGAAGACTTCACCCCACCAGGATTATACCCCAACTGTTTAGCGATTCTATTTAGGTTTACATACAACTCACCAGTGTCTAGGAAGTACTCGTTGGCGGTCGCGTTTATGTAGTAGTTGAATAGGTCTCCCACCGCCGCCACCAGCTCAATAAGGGTGGTTATGTTCGAGCCTTCAAAGTTGTAATCTTTAAAGGCGCTTGAAGACTTCAACATCGAGATTAGCTCTGATTTTAAGGCGGTGAAGTCGTTTGCGCTGTAACTAATTTTACCCATCTTTATCCCCTTATTGTTTGTTGAATTCTAACTGCAGACTGCCCACGTCAACGGTGGATTTGATTTTATATGTCAGGTCAACATAATAGATGCCGTTATCCCAATCCATGTTCAACTTCAGGTCTGTCAAATCTACCCTAATGGATTCCCAGTTTCGTATGGCTTCCTGAATTTCCTGCACCAGGCGGTTTGCCGTCGACTGGTCAAAGGGCTCAAAGAGCAGGAATGGAATGCGTGTGCCATAGGACGGCTGAAAGAGTCTCTCGCCTTGCTTGGTATTGAAGAGAGTACGTAGACTCTGATTGACTGAAGCTTCATCGTAGAGCGCTGCCATATCCCCAGAGGATAGCTTCCTGAACCCATACTGTAGGTCTGAATATATTTTCTTAAGTGCCATTATAGCCTCTCTAGTGAGAAGTAGTCCATTGAGAAGACCACTGCCTGTTCTAGGTCATCCGCGTCCGTTGCTTTTTTGGTGTACAACAATTCCCCAAAGCTGACGGGGAAGATATTCTTAAGGTTCCATCTGAATCTTGGGTTGTCATTGTTTGAATAAATCATAATGCTGGCATCTACCATGCCTTCGGTGTTGTGCATTCCAAGTCTTTCTGGGTCCTTCATATACATAAACCAACTCCAAAGGATTTCATAGTTCTCGTAGAGCTCGTCCACGTGATAGGTGACCTGTAGGTCTCCCCACTGCACGTTTGGCGATACTATCCTCATATCGTGGTATGGTGTTCCCACTTTCTCAGGAGTCATAGTGACACCAGGAAGCTTCACTTCGCTGCAGTTTATCACCACACTCTCCGCTCTCTCGTTTCCTGTCATGAACTCGAAGAATGGAAATACCAGTCGGTATTTACTTGGATGTGCGAAACTGACGTTCTTGTTCTGTGCCATTATTTAGTCGCCTTTACCACTGTGGATTTGTCCCCGTGGTTGTTTCCAGTGAAGTGACACTTACACTTGTCGGTGATTATCCCACCTAGGTCAACGTCGCCTGCACCCTTCAGGAGTATGTTTCCGTTTGTGCAGTTTACGATGGTGTCCCCGCCACTGACATTAATTGTCATCTTACCCTGAACTGTCTCTGTTGAGTCTCCAACCACCGTCTTCGTTTCCTTGGCGCCTACGTGGACGTAGGCATCCCCGACCGTCACTTCATACGCACTGCCCTGTGCCTTGCGAACTACTGACCCGTCAGGCTGTATTTCGAGGTACGAAATGCCGCTATCTCCGACGTGGGTTATGCTCCATCTCTCTTTATGTGGGGTCGTATCATGCTCCACTATAATGTGTTCGTTCGCCAAAACCAGGTTCTTTGGGTAAACTGGTTCGCTTGGGTTTGCTGGTTCTGGTCCTACTGGTGTCCCATGGTTAACTGGTGTTCCACGTCCCGCGAAGTGAAAGTCATGCCCTGTGCCTGTGGGATACACTCCCGCTGGGTCACTAAATCCTAGCTCGCTGTCAGGCAAGGTCTTGTATTGCCCACCCACACTAGCAAAGTAAATAGGATAGTTATGGTCGCCACCAATGAAGCACACCAGCACATGACTGCCCTGCTGTGGAACACCGCTCCAACCTTGTCCAGATACTGAACCGCCTTGGATTGGTCCTCCTGGGATTGCCCACGGCAGTTCGGTTGTAGGTATGCCTTCAATCTTGTCCTTGGTCTTCTTTGAAGTGTGGAGACCAAACACACGGACCTGAACCTGACCTGGTCGAGTTACGTCGTTGTTCTTCTCTACCACACCAATGTAGATGCCACCAAAGAGAGTCTGGACGGCCTGTAGGTTGTCGTGGTTAAACATCTTTGGTTATAAATCCTTCCGCGTCCGTCTCTGTGAAGCTATCCTTCACTATAATCATCTTCTGAGTGAACTCACCACCCGAATAATGGTGGGTGATAGTTTTCACCAACCATTTGCCTGTATCCTGTTTCTGATAGGGCTCCTCTGGGTTTTCTGATGACTGGTTAATCCAAATGACTTGCCCGGCATATCTATCCAGAAATCCTTCAACTATAACCTCGCGCTTTGAATAACTGGTTAGGAGATATCTGAATGAGGAGTCCTGGCGGGCTTCAATCATGTTCGCTGTACCACCATAGAAACCAATGTCACCATTTATTCCGTCAATTTCCGCTTTAAGGTAGGAGACTTTCGCTGTCGTCGCTGCCTTCTTGAACCAATCGCTGTAGACCTTGGTAATCTCTACTAGGTTTTTGTCTATGCTTGGGGTGAACCCAAAGTAGCGCTTCCCGCCGATTCCATCCTTAAGGATACTACGCTTGCAGAAGCTTGACTGAGACATCTCCTTAATGTTATTTATGAAGAAAGGATTAACGTCTGCTCTGTTCAGGTAGTATTTATCCTTGTCATCTGTTGGTGTCTTCGCCTCTATTAGGGTCGCCAGGGACACAAAGCGCTTCATGGGTCTGAGCGCATCCCTGCTTCCAATGGTTGAGTAAAATACGAAGCCGGCCTCCTTGGGATTCTTCTCACGCCTCGCCTTCTTCTGAAGGTGCTTGATTGTCTGCAAAGGATTCCAGAATGGAATTATGAAGTCCATCTTCTCGTCAGTCTTCTCGTAGTCAAATTCTTCCGTGGTTAGCTTCAACTGGTTAATCGAGATATCTGTCATAATCTCAGAGACAAGCTTCTGATGATAGCTCAGGCTCGTGTTTGTCACCAAGAAATCGAAGGCACATTTTTCTGCAAGGTAGAAGCGATACACCTTTGAGGATATTGAGGAGTCTATCAGTTGTATATTGAATATCTTGAACTCAACTACCTTGGTTATGTCGGCTTCCTTGTCGCCATCCTTGCTGGGTAGAATCTCCTGAGTCATGACTATCTTGATAGTCTCTTCTCCTGTCAGCGGCATAGAGCTAAAGAAGGCAGCGTTGTCGGCTATCTCGAGCTCGGCGGTCAGGAAGAGGTTCTCGAGGCTCTCGATGATTAGAAACTCCCTAACATGAGGCGGATTGATTTCCACTTCCTTCTCTGGAGAATTCTGAATATCCGAGATGAAGTATTGGAATCTACACGTATTTCTCATTAGTTAACAATTCCCTTCAGCTTCTGGACAACTGAAATTAGGACTTCCTTCTTAATAACCCTAAGCGTGGTGCCCGGCACCAACTCACTAAATGGGTCCTTGACTTTGTTGTAGTTAGCCAGCATCCACCAGAAGTGAGGCGTCTGGTAGAAGCGATTGCTGATGCTATCCCACCTGTCGTAGTCGGTCACAATGTATTCGTCAAAGAAGTTGACCGAGTTATACTGGGCTGTCCTGATGAAGTTCCAGATATTGATAATCTTCTCCCCACTGTACGTGGTCGTCTTGAGGATACTCGCTTGGCTTTTGCTATTCATTCATGCTCCCTTAGAGAACCCATTTTGCCGCTCTGACTTTCTTCATCTTGGACTTGACCTCGACTCTATGCCTTGGGTCAATGTCAGTGACGCTGGTGATTTTCTTATACAATTTGCTCTTCTGTATGAGTTCAGTAATCTTTGATTTCACCTGTGCTATGATTATGTTCTTGGCGTTCTGTGCCGCCCTAACCAATAGCTGTTTCGCAATGGTTTTCAATACCGCAGCGTATGGACTTGGGGCGGTACCGCTGGCTGACTGTGCCTTCTTTTCTGGTACTGGGCTTGCCAGAGGAACAAACCCCTTAGCTCTAACAATGCCTTTCTGCATATCAAACATGGTTTCTCTCTGTGCATTGAATGGGTCAGTGTCGGCACCATCAACCATCCCGTTGCCCAGGTTGACTGGGTAGTCCCCATTGTTGGAACCAAACTTTCTCTGGATTTTTCTGATTGTCTGGCGCTGTGCTTTCTCGTCGGCCTCGCCAGCAGCGTTTGAACCGTCTGTTAGCCCCTTCACACTTATGTTCACTCTCTTTTTGTCAAACATATCCTTAAAGATAACATTCGATTCCGTAAATGTCAGATTCAGTGTGGCACTCATTGGAAGCCCACCCTTTAAGAACTGCACCTGTTCGCCATAGGTTATATCCACCATTCGGAGTGTGTAGTATGGGCATTCTGGGTTCTGAATGATATTCCAAACACCACCGGTTATCTTGAATACTGATGGGTAGTCTACCATGTTAAACTTATTTCCCGTTCGTGTTGAATACGAGTTATTTCTAAAGAATTTCAATAGGTCATAGACATCACTGTCCATATCGTCGTATGCCAATAGATGGATTACCATTGAAAAGTCACGGCGTGGCGTCTTTGACCATACCATTGGCGCATCGTAGACAAGGCTGCCTGTTGACTTGTTCATAATATGAGCGGGGGCCTTAACCACAGAAGCGACGTTTTCTTTAATGTCGTTCATCGCGGTATCGAAGCTGGACGAATTCTCAGAATAGTCGTGGCGCACTGACTCTTTTAGGCTTTCCTTAGGCCACCATATCTTCCAGGTGTCGGCTGGATTGCCATCTGGTCCTTTTGCTGGTTGGCATGCCGCGAAGTCGTAGGGGGATTCTGTGCCCCAACTGTGCAGGTCGAAGTATCGAATGGATGGAGTCGTGAAGGCTTCAACAGTCATAAATAGGTTATCTGTATTTTGGTTTATGCTCGTATCGATGCCGAACATCTTTGCCCAGTTCTTTGGGTAGTATCTGGTCGCCATTAGTAAGCCATGCCCTTCGCCACGAAGCCCAACTGCATATCGTCGCTATTGGATTTGATTGTGTCCTTTTTAGATTCAGGAATAACCAAAGGACCACCTGATGCCTTATCCCCTGCTTCTCTGGTGCGCTTCGTAATTGCGTTTATGAACTCCTGGGTATCCTTCTTTCCTTCAATCACTCCGTCCTCTACCGCCTTCGTCTTCTTGGCTTCTACGGATTTCACTTCTGATGAGGCGGAGCGTTTCTTAACGGAGTCCTGGAAGCCCTGACTATATTCCTCCTGTGTCATGCCTGCCTTGTAGAAGCCAAGCTTTGAGGCAGTACCAATCTGTGTAGAGTTTAACTGGCTCTTCTTATAGTCCTCGTTTTCCTTCGCCTGCTCTTTTGCTATCTTCTCCTTGGCGTCCCCACTTGACCAATCCCAAGCTTTCTTCGCAAGATATGCTCCTATAGCTATGATTAGAATAGGAACTAAAACTGGGAGCATTCCAGATATTGCGGGGAGGATGCCTTTCAGCATATTTGCCGCTGATGTCTTCATGCCACCCAGCTTTCCGGCAGCGCCCTTAAGACCACCGGCGCCAAGTGCTGTGCCAAGGGTGGTTTTCAGTGTATCTACGATGCCGGAGAAAAATCCGCCTTTGCTATCCTCAGGTTTTACTTCCTTAAGCTTTGACTGTTTGTGGCGGATGTCAGTCATGCGCTCACTCTTCGCTGCCAAGTCTTTTTCTTGCTCTTTGGCTTCCAGAGCTATCTCTGTATCCTTCTTCAGCTGGTCGAGAACCTGGTCGTGCCATTCACTCGTCTGCTCGACGACTGGGATGTTTGTGTCGGTGCTCCAATTCGATACAATGGAGCCTTCCATATTTTGTGGTTTTCCCGCAGGAAGCTTTGACGGTCCTACACGAGCTTGCTCCGCTTTTAGCCACTTCAGGAACTCCGAGTCTTCTTCCTTGATACGCTCCTTGTCTCGTTCTTCAGCGTTACCTTTCTTTGGCATCTTCGCCTGCATACCTTCACGGGCGATACGATTAGCCTCTAGGCTCTCCATACCTTCAACCGCTAGGTTGTTCTTCTTCAAAAGCTCTACCATCTCTGAGGTGGTTAGGTTGTTTTCTCTGCCATCCTCAAAGAGCTGACTGACTCTAGAGTAGAGGTCTTCATTGTATTTCCTATCCAGCGTTGCTATCTCTACTTCGCTGGCTCCATTCTTCCTGAGGATTTTGTTGACGTCTCCGATTGACGTCTCCTGGGTCTCAATAAGTTTACGCATGAGAGCCAACTGAGTTTCCTCGCGCTTCGCCTGCACACCTAAATTGTAGGATTTGTAGTCGCTAATCCATTTGTTGAGGGCAACCGTTGCCGCTACCCCAGGCAAGCCAAACTTCGCCA